GTGCTACGGGTATCCCCAGATCGACACCTGCCAGCTCCAGCACCCGTGCGAGTGGCATCCCAAGCGCGTGGGCAATCGTGACGAGTGTCTGATTGAGTGGCACGTGCTTGCCGCTGGTGGTGAGCTTCACGTAGATGGCGTGACTAATCCCGAGTTGCTCAGCAAAGGCGCGCTTGCTCAGGCCGCGCACGCTGCGCTGCCATTCAAGGTAGCCAGGGAGATTGTTGGGAATGTCACTCATCCGATGCTCCTATGGTGCAGGCGTTGGGGTTGCGGGTACCTGTCCGGTGTGAATAGTCGCCAGTCCTTCCCGCACCTTGGCAAGCGCTAAGGTGCCCATCGTGATCGCTTGCGTCACCACCGCCTCATCGCCCTGCGCAGAGAATGTTTCATAGGCAAAGCGATAGAGACCCATCATACTGACCACCTGGGCGTGGAAGTCGACAAGGCAGACGGGTGGTGTGATCGCAATCACGTCGTTTTGAATATTCAGCAGTTCTTGGAGTGGCACGGAGAGCCCGATGCGTGGCGCGACACTGGTGACACCGGCCTGCCGTTCAAACTTACCGACCAAGGGTTCCACTGTCGCAACGTAGGCCGCGAGCTTGGCCGCTCCACACGGCTCCTGGGCCACTTGGGTTGCGGCTACCGACGTAGCCACCTGCTGCGCTTGGGCGGTCGCAGAAACCGCCGAGTCAATCGTGGCTTGGATCTGCGCAGGAGACGTCCCGCCGCAGCCCACCAGGAACAGCACAACGGCAAGTCCACCAATCCATCGTTGCACCCGAACACCTAACGGTTGATTCGGGTTGACGCACCGCTTATTCCATTGCATAATAATACGAGCCTTTGTCGTTGCTACTTGACGTTTTGCCATTGGTCGCGTAGACTCCGAAGTCCGGAGTAACACATATGTTCTGGTGAAATATGCAGCACCATAATCAATCGTCGTTTACCGATCTGAGTCGTCTGATTGATCACGCCGCGACTCAGCTTCGCCTTGCGCAATCGCAAACTCCAGATAGCCCAATGCCGCATCCACATAATCCGGATGATCCGGCGCTATTGCCATCAGCCGATCCAATAACTGGCGCAGGTTCGGTTGGCGCGCAGCCAACGTCTGTAACTGCGCCAGACGAGCATCTTCTCCGTCTGGTAAGCCTAACGGAATACCCAGCCAGATCATAATCTGCCAGGGTGGAACCTGAAGCGCGAATGCCAGTTTCTCGATATTCCCAAACGACGGTGTTTGGGTTATTTTGTTGTTCAGAATACGACTAATCAGATCGTTATCAATCTGATGTGATCGGGCATAGGATGCTTTGCTTTTCCCGGATGCGGTAATCGCACGAAGGAGCGCGTCTTGTAGTTGTTTCAATCCACCACCTCTCGTCGTACGGATGTCCGCATTATATATCGAATTATAGCTATTGACAAAACCTATAACCACGTGGTATCATCTGACGCATAAGACATATCTATGTCGTTTGCGATAGAAGGAGTTGGTTATGGCGATTGTCTCTTCCGATATTCCACCCGAATGGGTTGAGGCGCTGGACGCGCAAGCTGATGAGAGCTTCAGTAAGCGCAGTCAGATCATTCGCCAGGCCATCGGCAACTACCTGCGCCAGTGCGGGCGCTTGCCCATCCCAACGCAGATCAGCGAACCCACCGAACCCGAACCAATAGCCGTATAAGCACACCGCAGCGGAGAGTCCCGCTGCGGTGTCTGTATTGGAGGATGTATGCGCACCTTGCCCGACTACCCAGATCAGGCCGCTCTGTCTCCCGCCGCCTGGGGGCCAGCCTTCACCCAGTTGCTGATCGAGATCGACGGCGAACCCGGTCACACCGTCGATCTCGCAGCCGTGATCGAGTTTGACGACGACCCCAAGGAGCAGAAGCTCTTGATCGTCCTGCCCGCTGGAGCGTTTGACGGCAATGGCCCGCACGCGCTGGTGCTGACGGGCGAGTCGCGCGTCCTGGCGCTGCGCTTTGTGCGCTGGCGGGTGCGGATGACGCTTCAGATGTTGGCGTTGTTGCCAGAGTAATCGGTTCATAGTCGTATTGTAGGCACGAAGGACATACCTGTGTATCACAAGAATCTCAGTTCTATTACCACCGCTAGTATTGAGGGTGCGACGATCAGCGCGGCCTTGGCCTTGATCGAACATATCGCGCTCTGGGAGGATCAGGATCGCATACCACTGGTTGTGCGCTACACGATCGGCACGGTGGCGATCCTACTCGGCTTCACCCACACCGCGCGCCGGATGGGGCGGCTCGACCTGGCCCTGGCGCTGTGGGGCATTGCCTGCGCCGCAGGAGCCGTGGTGGCCAGCGCCCACGCCACCCGACACAGCCAGCCGGATGAGCTTGACCTGCTCTTAGAGGGAGGTGACGCCAATGCCGTTTGGTTGCCCAGCGCTCGACGCGCTCGATGATGTCACCGCCCTGCGCAGTGAGGCGGAGATGGCCGCGCGCCGCATCGCCCGTCGGGACGTGCAGAGCCGCGTACTCCCACCGGGGAGCCGCGACGATCTGGCGCTCCTCCTGGACACCCTGCGCCGGATGCAGGCCGTGATTGAACTGGACGCCCGCCCGACGATCAGTCAGATGTATCGACTACGGATAGGACACTGAGATGCGAATCGTGACCCAGACCATTGAGACGATCCCTGATCTTACGAACGATATGCGGTTCCGCGTCGCCCGCTGTGGTGCGGTTGAACTCTGGATCGATCAGAGCGCGCCTGATGGGATGCTGACCATCAACGAGCATCCGGTGATCGACTGGAGCAAGGGCCGTACTGAGGGGATTGGGCAACTCCGTGATCTGCTTGCGCTCCTCACCGACGCGGATGTGCAGTCGATGATTCGCGCGCTGAAGGGTGAATGAGATGCTGATCCTCGGAATCGATTTAGGCCTACGCGCCGACAACCCCGCCGCCTGGGCACTGATCGATCTTTTGCCCAATGGCCCGGTGGTACGCGACTGGGCCGAGATTCGCCCGCGCGCCACGGCGTGGCAGGATCGCGTGGGGGAAGTCGGGCGGGCGCTGTTCCGGGTGATTACCCAGCACACGCCTGCGCTGATCGCCTACGAAGCGGCGCATATGGAGAAGAACGCACAGGTGCTGCGCAAGCTCTCCTGTGTCGAAGGTGCGATCTTACTGGCCGCGAATGTGGCCGGATGCCCAACGCAGGATGTGCAGCCGGTGCAGGCCAAGATCGCCCTAGCCAGCGACGCCAGCGCCACGAAGCAGGCGATGATCGCCGCCGCGCGAATCCTGTACGGCATTACGGCCACCAGCCACGGTGCGGACGCGATTGGCATTGCGCTCGCAGGCGAAGGACTCTACCGACGGGCGCTGATCGCCCGCTAAAGGAATCGTTATGTCGGCACGTACCACTACGCCAACCGATCCCGAGCGGCGCGCGGCAGCGCTTGCCCTGCGCACGCTGCGCACGGGGCAGCCTGCGAGTCGCGACGCCAGCTATGGCCCGTATCGGGATGGCATCGCAGCTCTGCACGACGCCCTGCACGACGCAGGTCTGCCTGGAGTCGAACGCGCCTATCGCACGCTGTGTCACGCCGATCCGGCCTGGATTGCCTTGGGCGCAGGCGACGCACCCGCCGAGCGCGGGCCGGGGCGGATACCCGCCCTGCCCGACGCGGTGAAGGCCATCGAAGCGCTCCACGAACCCGCAGGCGCGTGGTTGGATAGCTACCTCGCCTATGCCAGCGCCGCAGCCCCAATGAGCCCCACGTCCTTCCACGAGGCCGCCGCACTCGTGCTGGTGAGTATGGCCATTGCGAGGCGCGCCTTTGTCCAGAGTGGGCCGATGCGCATCTGGCCCAGTATGTGGTTCCTGTGTGTCGCCGTGCCTGGCAAGTACAAGAAGACGGCGGCGCAGGATGTGGCTGCGGGCGTGCTGGATGCGGCGGGATTAGGCGACTTACGCTTACAGGTGGATAGCCTGACGCCTGAAGCGCTGATCAACACAATGAACCCGACGTTCCTGCGCCCGAACCTGCGCACGGGCAGTGAGCGCGACGGGTACGTGCAGAAGCGGAAGTGGGCGAACACACGCGGATGGCTGAACGACGAAACCCACCAGGTGTTCATCCAAGCCAAGCGCGACTACAATGCCGAGCTGATGCCAATGCTTCTGAAAATGTACAACGGTGCCAGCTACACCAAAGCCACCGCTGGGCGCGGCGAAGAGTCGATCCAGAACCCGTACCTGTCGGTGCTCGGAGCCAGCACCCCGAGTAGTATGCGCCCGTTCCTGGGCACGGATGAGCTCTGGAATAGTGGGATGTGGAGTCGCTTTATTCTGCTCAAGCCCGATCGTCCGAGCGAATGGGCGAGCGAGCTGACCGACGCCACCCCGCCCGCCGATCTCACTCGCCGCCTGCGCAATCTCTTTCAGCTCTTTGATTCGCCCTGCCTGGAGCTGATCGAGGCGGGCAAGGAGAAGGACACCTATCTTCAGCATCAGCCCGCCAACGCCGTGCGCATTACCGTCGATCTTGATGCGTGGCAGGCGTGGGAGTTGTATCGCAAGGCGATGGAGTACGATCTGATCGATGATGAAGACTCGATCCGTGGCCTGGTGCCGGAGCTGCTCCAGCCGTCGTATATTCGCTTTCCGGGCGTGGCGATGCGCAATGCGATCTTGTTCGCGGTGATGGATGCGGCGGATAGCGACACGCCCGCCCACGACATTCGGATCGAAGCCCGCCATTATGCCAGGGCGCAGCGGATGACGGAGCGCTGGAGAGCGACACTGCACGCCTTCTATGACGCCAATGTACGCACGGAAGAGTCGAGTCTCCAGCAGCGCGTGCTGCGCTACCTGAGCACTTCCAAGCAGGCGCTCACCCAGCACGCGCTGTGTGAGCTGACGCACGTCAAGGCCAAAGAGATGAAGGAAAGCCTGGATGTCTTGGAGCAGGCTGGGCGCGTGGTGTGTGTCGCCAGCGAGGGCAAGAACGGGCGCAAGATTGTGCTCTGGACATCCAGTGATCGTAGTCTCGAGTCGTAGTGGTTCACGCGTGAACCAGTGAAGGGATGCCTGAATGCCAACCAAACCGAAAACGAATTACCTGACTATCGAAGAACAGTCGAACCCCCGCGACTGTATGCAGACGCCGCGCTATGCACTCGATCCCCTCTTGCCCTATCTCTACAAACACGGACTGCGTACCGTGTGGGAGCCCGCCGCAGGGGATGGCTATCTCGCGCGGTGGCTCAGCAATGCCGGGTGTTCGGTGCTGACGGGCGATGTGCTGACCGGGCAAAACTACTTTGCCTACGAACCCGAGTGCTACGACATCCAAGTAACCAATCCGCCCTTTGGGATTAAGTATCGCTGGCTGTCCCGCGCGTGCGCCCTCGGGCGTCCGTTTGCCTTGCTGGTGCCCAGTGATGTGCTCTTCGCAGGCAGCAAAGCCCAGCCACTGATTCAGCGCTACGGACTCGAGATGCTGGTGCCAAACCAGCGCATTAACTTCAAGACTCCACAGCTTGGATGGGCAGGCAGCGCCCAGATGCATACCAGTTGGCTTACGTACGGATTGCACATCGGACAGTTAATCACCTTCTGCCGGATCGATAACACCACCAGCCCTGAGTAACGAAGGAGCCACCCACAATGAATGAAGAACGCCCAACCCACACCCCGACGCCCAACATCGAGTCGCCCGAGCCAACGCCCAACGAAGACAGCGCTCCACCGCGTGCGCGTGGTGTGGTTCCGGATCGCCTGCGCCGAGAATCCGAGTCGCGTCTCGCCTTTGCCCGTCGCTACTACCCGAAGGCCAACCAGCAGGACGCCGACCGGCTATGTTTCCTGCGCCGCGATCACCTGGCGCACCCGGTGGTGCAGCGCGGAAAGCGAGGCCGAGGATGAGTGACGATCAGAAAGGGCTTATCTTTGTCAAGGATATGCGGATTGAGTTTGCCGTCCACACGCCAGACGGGATTGAATGGTGCGATCTGCCGATCAAAGCAATGAGTCTTGATTGGGGACGCGATAACCCTGCACCACGCGGTGAGGTGCTGTTTGGAGTAGCGCCCTGGTTGCAGGAGTACATTCCAAATCCCGACGTAACGTGGTCGATTACGGCAACAACGTCTTGGTGGCCCCCGCGTGTTCCTTCACTCGCGACCATTGCCCGACGCCTGCGCACGTCCTACCCCGGCCTGTCACTCGTCCAAGCACTACGCCTAGCGCGCTATGCCCGATCGCGAGGTGTCGTATGAGCGTTGCCTTTGGTCAGTCCACCGCGCGCACGGTGCTCGACATCAACCTGATCGAGTTGGCGCGCAGTCGCATCCCTGGCCTGCGCAAGGAGGCCACTACCGGCGGCGGTGAATGGCACGGCGCGTGCCCGTCGTGCGGCGGAACGGATCGCTTTGTGGTAAACGGCGCAGGAGGCAAGGATGGGCGCGGCCTGTTCTGGTGTCGGACATGCGAGGCCAGTGGTGACGCGATTGATCTCGTAAAACTGCTGGACGGCTGTGACACCGCCATCGCATTCCAGGCGCTGGGGATCGGCAGCAGCGACTGGCGGCCAGGGTTCGGCACGCCTGCGCTGGCGACCCCACAGGAGCCGGTGGAGCCACCACCCGCCGAGTGGCGCGCGCGTGCGGCGGACTGGCTGACGGCTTGCGAGGCGACGCTGTGGAGCCCGCTCGGAGCCAAAGCGCTCGCGTACCTGCACGGACGCGGGCTCACCGACGAAACCATCCGCGTGGGGCGGCTCGGCTATAGCCCCGAAGACACCCACGCCCTGCGCAGTGAGTGGGGCTTAGACGACACCAGCACCAACGGATCGTTTGCCGTCACCAAGCTCACGATCCCACGTGGGATTGTGCTGCCCTATATCGTAGACGGCGAGCCCTGGCGGCTCGAAGTACGGAGGCCGGTCACCGCGATTGATGTGTGCTGCGCCAAAGGACAGACGCTACAGGCCGGGAATGATGCCACTGGGCGCGTCTGGCGGACACTGAAAGAACTGAGCTTTGCTACGCCCACGCGGCTAGCGACCAGCACGGGACTTGCCCTCGACACGGTGCAGGAGTGCCTAGACTGGCTGCGCAGTCAGCAGTTACTCGACACACCCGCCAAGTATCTGGCCATTGCGGGCAGTGCCAACACCGTGTGGGGCGTGGACTCGTGGCAGCCGGGGCGGCCCGGCGTGCTGGTGGAGGGCGTACTGAATGGGCTGAGCGTGCTGCAGGACGTGCCCGGCGTGAACGTCGCCGCACTCGGCGCGGCCACCCACGGGCGCAAGGTGAAATGGGTGATGCAGCTCGCGCGTTGGCAGCAGGTGCTGATCGCACTCGACTCGGAGACCGACGAGTCGAAGCAGGCAATGGTGGAGCAGGCCGCGAGCTGGTGGCTGGACGCGCTCGCACCGACGGCCAAGCGCTGGCGACCCTTGGCCAAGGACTGCAATGCGATGCTCTGCGCTGGTGACGATCTGGCGGCGTGGGTTGCGGCGGGATACGCAGATACCCAGCCCGACGCGGATGCACCCGCTCGGCTGGGCGCAACGTGTGCAACGTGCGGCGACGCGCTCACGGTGGCAGGCACCGAACTCTGTGCTCGCTGTGCCAATCCCGCACCGAAGTGGCGTGGGATCGACGGGCTGGACGCACCCGCACCCGCGTGGGAGACGGTGTTCACCCCAGAACCGACACCCGCGAAGGCCACGCCCATCAGCGAACCTAGCGCAGACTACTGGTGGGATGAGCTGAGCACGAAGCTTGAGTCCGCGCCGCCCGAGGTGGACTCGGCGTGGCAGGCCTATATGGATGCGATGGGTACGGCGGATGCGGGCGCGTTTCGCCTGATCCTGCTGGGCAGCCAGGAAGGGCGCTGGCTGATCCGAACCTACACCGAATGGAAGACGGCAACCGAACAAGGGAGGGTCTAGACAATGGCCGTGAAGCTGACGATCAGCCTGGAGTGTGTGGACATCCGTCGGGCCAAGCTGCTGATGGATGGGTTTCTGGACGCGATTGAGGACGGGATGGGCGGCGGCGATCAGGCCAAGCTGGGCTTTACGCGCAAGGTGCTGATTGGACGGCGCACGACCGAAGTGAAGGACACCTTCGCGTGGATCTATGGTGAAGAGCGTCCGCTCTTGGAAGAATTAGGCTTTCCCACCGAGTCGACACCGGCAGCGAACCGCGCGCCGGATACGCTGGATGCGTTCCGCCGATTGCTCGATGAAGAAGAGGAGGACTAAATGGCCTTTGCCACCATTGGCGAGTATGTCGCCACCCAGGATACGCCGCTCCCCTTCGAGCCAATGGCGCGGGAACGCAACGAACGAATGGTTGTTGTGGTGATTCGGAACCAACCGAACGATGCCATTCGTCTGCTTGTGATGGCGGATGTCGCAGAGGAGATGACCGAATCCTTCTACCATCACGCCGAACGCCGTCCGGTATCGGACGATGCCTATATCGGTCGCCAGTGCGACGGCAGCCCGTTCTGCCTGCGCTGGGAAGCCGTGGAAGCGATTTACTAAGGAGCCACAATGGACGACGCAACCTACGAAGCCGAGACTCTGGCGCATATTGCTCGCGTGCAGGAGTGCCTCCGCGAATTGACAATCTTGCTCACCCAGCGGGGCGAACGTCACGACCTATCCAAGCTCGTGGAGCCGGAGCGCAGTGGATTCATTGCGACTCTGCCACGACTGAAGGCGACACCCTATGGCACGCCCGCCTATACGGAGTTACTCAGCGAGCTGCGACCGACGATTCAACACCACTACGCCGTGAACGATCACCACCCGGAACACTATCCACCACCGATGAGTGCGGTGATTGATGTGATGCGGCAAGACCTTGCCGATATCGAATCGTCGCAGGAGTCGAAGTTATTGGTGGATGGAATCACCGCTCGGACGATGCAGCGCCTCCGACAGCAGATCGTCTGGGCAGAGAGCGGAATCAACGGGATGACGCTGCTGAGTCTATTGGAGCTATTCTGCGACTGGAAGGCCGCAAGTGAAAGGCACTCTAGCGGCGATTTTATCGTGAGTCTTGTACACAACCGGGTGCGCTTCGGACTCAGCGATCAGGTGTATACGATCTTCGTGAATACCGCCGAGGCGTTAGGGTGGTAAATATGGAGCCGATCACTCTGACGACGGACGGCAGCGGCACGATGCGCGGCAACCCCGGCGGCTGGGCGTGCGTCCTGCGCTGTGGCGATCATTACCTGGAGCTGTCCGGTAGCGCGCCTGACACCACCAACAACCTAATGGAGTTGGAAGCGGTGGCCCAGGGACTCGCAGCCATCCGGCGCAGGCAAGCGGCGATCACGGTGCGCACGGATAGTCAGTGTGTGATTGGCTGGCTGACCGGGGCCTACACGCCCCGTCAGCCGCACATCGAAGCCGCCGTGACGCGCATCCTGGCAATTATTACCGCGCAGGAGTTACGCGTCAGCTACACCCACGTGCGTGGGCACACGGGCGATCCCGACAACGAGCGGTGCGATCAATTGGCGGGTGCAGCACGGAAAGGATTGATTGACAATACGGTGTATGTATGATACATTTGTATTGAACGAATGTTGCTTGAAGGAACCACCCAACCAATGAAGCAGAGCTACGTCACCATCACCGATCAATTCTGTGGCGCAGGCGGATCAAGCATTGGCGCGGTCAAGGCCGGTGCCGAGCTCAAGCTGGCCCTAAACCACTGGAAGCTGGCAATCGATACGCACAATGCCAATTTCCCTGATGCCGACCACGATTGTACGGACATCAGTGCCGCCGAACCACGTCGCTACCGCAGCACCGATATATTGGTGACATCTCCTGAGTGTACAAATCACACGATCTCGAAGGGCGTGAAGCGGACAAGTAGGCAGATGGATATGTTCAATAAGGGCATTATCGACCCTTCTGCCGAACGATCCCGCGCCACGATGTTTGATGTGTGCCGGTTTGCCGAACACCATCGCTATCATCTCATCATCGTGGAGAACGTGGTCGAAGCGCGCTCCTGGGTGATGTGGGAAGCGTGGTTGCTGGCAATGACCCTGCTCGGCTACGAGCACCAGTGTGTCTACCTCAACAGTATGCACGCCCACCCCACACCGCAGAGTCGGGATCGGATGTATGTCGTGTTCTGGCGCAAGGGCAATCGCGCCCCCGATCTGCGCATCACGCCGCGTGCCTACTGTCCAACGTGTGAGCGAGACGTGGAGTCGGTGCAAAGCTGGAAGAACCCGCAGCGCAAGTATGGCAAGTACAAGCAGCAGTATGTCTATTGCTGCCCGCAGTGCGCACAGATCGTCACGCCGTACTACTACGCCGCAGCGAACGCGATTGACTGGGCACTGCCTGCGCCGCGTATCGGTGATCGCCCACGGCCACTCAAGGACAAGACTCGCAATCGCATCCAGATTGGGCTGAACAAGTTTGGCAAGCAGTCGTTGCTGGTTGGCAACTACAGCCCAGGCTGGACACATCCAACCACCGACCCAACCGGCACCGTGACGACCAGTGATCACCACGCACTCCTGACGCCGCCCTTCTTAGTGGACTTGGCCTATACCCATTCCAACACCGATCGCACTACCGGGTTGGATGCGTCGATGCCAACCCAAACCACTCGCCAGACACAAGGGCTGCTGGTGCCGCCGTTTGTTGTGAAGCTGCGTGGCAATGAGTCTGGCCACCCGATCACGGACGGGCTGAGTACGGTCACCGCAGGCGGCAATCACCACGGGCTGCTGGTGCCGCCTGCCTTCCTGAGCAGCTACTACGGAACCGACAACACCAGCCCGATCAGTGACGCGGTGCCAACCGTGACAACCGTGGATCGGCATGCGCTCATAACGCTGCCCTTCATCCTGAGCTACTACACTCGCGTGAGTGGGCAGCAGGCGGCACTCGCGGGACTAACCGACGCCCTGCCCACCCAGCCCACCTGGCCATTGCACTACTTGGTGCAACCGGGTGACATTCCACGCATCGATGACTGCGGGTTTCGGATGTTGCAACCCCACGAGATTCAGAAGGCGATGGGCTTTCCTGACGACTACATCCTGTTTGGCACCAGCAGAGACAAGGTGAAGCTGCTGGGGAATGCAGTGACCCCCGATGCAATGACACTGCTCACGGAGCGATGTCTTGCCACGCTGCGATAGGAGTATAAACCTGTGACCGCACTCGCCCGACATCCTGATATTGAGCGCGCCCTGGCTAGTGGCGCAGTCATCAGCTACAGCGTGAGCGGTGGAAAAGACTCTGACGCGCTGGTGCTGGCCTGTGAGCGTGAGTTGCGTGGCCACCCAGGGCCACGCGTGCTGATTCACTCTGACTTAGGCAAGACTGAATGGGAGCAGAGTCTCCCACAGTGTCAGCGGCTCGCCGACAAGGTTGGGCTGGAACTGATCGTGACCCGTCGCAAGAAGGGCGGCATGCTGGAGCGCTGGCAGCAACGTTGGGTCGACAACTGCGCCCGCTATGCCGCACTCTCTACGGTCACGCTGATCCTGCCCTGGAGCACGGCATCGATGCGCTTCTGCACGAGCGAACTGAAAACCGCGATCATCTGCCGTGAGTTGGTGCAGCGCTTCCCAGGCCAGACGATCCTGAACGCACTCGGCATTCGTGGCGAAGAAAGCCCAGGCCGCGCCCAGGCACCCGTGTGCAAGCCGCAACCGCTGCTCAACTCACGAACCGGCACCCGTGGCTATACCTGGCTGCCGATCCACCACTGGACGCTCGATCAGGTGATCGCGCTGCACGAGCAAGAGTCGTTCACACTCCACGAAGCCTACACACGCTACGAGATGAGCAGAGTCAGTTGTGTGTTTTGCATCCTTTCTTCCAAAGCAGACCTACATCACGCAGCGCAGGTAGCGGCTCACGAAGGGATCTATCGCTCTATGGTTGATCTCGAGATCGAGAGCACGTTTGCCTTCCAAGATTCGGGCTGGCTTGGCGATGTGATGCCTGCGCTGCTGAGTGAGAGTCAACAGGCGGCACTGGAGATTGCCAAGCACCAAGCCAAGGTGCGCCAGCGCGCCGAAGCGCGGATACCCAAGCATCTGCTCTACGACGGGAAGGGCTGGCCCAGGGTTATGCCCACCCCTAGTGAAGCAGAGGTGCTAGCCGAGGTGCGCTGCGAAGTGGCCGACGCGGTTGGGCTGAGGATTGCATATCAGACCGCCGAGTCGATCCTAGCGCGCTATGCCGAGCTTATGGCGAATCGTCCAGCGCAGATAGAACGAGTGCTGGTACAGGAGTTCCTTATCTAGATGTCACGCCGCTCCGCCCCGACCCAGGGCGGAAGCGGCAAGGGCAATGGTTCTCGACCAGAGAACACGCCACTCCTGTTAGTGAGTGGCGCCACCCGAACGGTGGCACGGCTGGACGGGCATCCGCATCTCGGGACACTGGTGCAACCGCGCAGCGGGAACCGGATTGCGGACATTGCAATGAGTGGGCGCTGGTGGGCCGCAGACAACGATGCGTTAGCCGGAATAGATCCCGATAGGTACCTGACGATGCTCGATCAGATTGCCACAACTGATACCAGCCGCCTGCTGTTCGTCACCGTGCCTGACGCGGTGGAGATGACAAACGCTGGTCCACGTGGCGATTGGCCGGGCACGCTCTGGCTGTGGAAGATTTGGAAGCGGGCGCTGGTGGCGCGTAATCTCCCCACGGCAATCGTGCTGCAGGACGGTGCGACCAGTGACACCGTACCGTGGGATGCAATAGACGCGATTTTCGTCGGGGGATCCACCGCGTGGAAGGAAGGACGAGAATCCGCTGCCTTGCTGATCGAAGCGGGACAGCGCGGGATCTGGCGACACGCCGGGAGAGTGCAGACCGAGCGGCGATTCCAGTTGCTCGATCAGGCAGGCTTCGACTCGTTTGATGGGACGCAGTTCAGCCGCTTCAGCGAGACCTATCTCCCGCAGTGGCTAGAGCGGATCAGGTGGAAACAGGGGGCGCTGCTGTGAGCGCGCGCTATACCCCAACCGAACAACGGATCATGCAGATCATGCGAGTCTTTCGGGTGACGCCAGACAACCTTGCGCGCGAACTCAATGTCTCCGTGCGCAGCGTGTATCAACATCTGTACCGTCTCACACAGGCAGGAGTCGTTGCCACGCAGTATCACCGACATGATCGCAGGCGGCGTATCTATGTGCTTGTGACAGACATGGATGAGGAATGAGTCTGGCGGATTCGGTATTGAGCAAAGGACACAAGTAATGATGCTGTTGTATCTCATTATGGGAATGGCGATCTACGCAGGGATCGAGTGGCTGTATCCATCACACGACGATACGCACCGGTTCCGGATGTTTGTTTGTCTTTGTCTTTGCACTGTGGGTGCAGGCATCCTTGCCAAGCTGTGGTTGCAATGATTGTCCTCAGCGGAGTGCTGTAAACGACAGGAGTGAGGTTCACGATGTACGAAGTACTTGATTATCCGATTAAACGAGATGAAGAGGTTGGCAGCATTGACTACTGGTTTGGAAGGATGCCAACCGTAGTGAAAGCCTACAAAACAAAACGAGCGGCGATCCAATATGCCAAGACGTATGCGCAGCAAGTGCAGCGTGGTGTCGAGGTTTCCTTTGAGGCGATCGACAGGAATGAGATCAGCACATTCCATCAGTATTTCTATCCATAAGGAGTTCGCTGAATGCCCGCTAACCACCGTAGTCGCTCCCGCCGCGCCGCGTGTGCCGCAGGCCATCCCGCGTGGGTCGTGCAGTTTGGCTATGCGCCCGCTGCTCGTCGCTGTGTGGCCTTGCTCCGTGCCCACGGAACGCAGAACGCCCGTCAAATCGCCGCGCAGGCTGGGTACGCGCTGGGCACCGTGCGCGTGTCGCTGAACGCGTTGAAGCGGCTCGATCAGGTGGAATGCAACGAATGGAACGAATGGAGCGCACGATGAGGTATCACGTCACCATCCCGCGCACGGTGCAGATTTGCCCGTACTGTCGCGGATCGTTAGCTTGTGAGATCGATGAATACGAGGTTGAGACCCGTGTGCCAACTGAGTGTGGCGTGCATCTGTCGTGCGCCCAGGAAGACATCAACGATTCGAACGATCACACCGATATGCCGTATGTCTACTGGCTCCCTGCGCAGGTCGTCGTGCATCGGTGGTTGATTGCGACGGGCTACACGGTGCCACGGATTGAGGATGAGCAGCAGGCACTGAGCGAGTGGAATAGTGGACTGCCGATTAAGGGATAAGGAATGTTTGATCGCTACCGTCGCATCCTGCCCTGGCTGCAAATGGCAGCACGTCACCACGGCTATGCACTGCTCCTGCACGGGAGCACCACGCGCGATCTGGACTTACTTGCGATACCGTGGATGTACGACGCAGTAAGTGATAAGGAACTGGTACAGGTGCTTCGGTGGATAGCGGACGCGTGCCAAGTGACCGGCCCCTATGGGAAGCCACACGGGCGGCGGGCGTGGGTGTTACTCCTGTACGAAGAGCGCCCAGACGGGCAACTGATGTATATCGATCTGAGTGTGATGCCACGAGAGGTAAGCCATGTGCTTTGAGCACCTGCACGAGAGTGCCAAACAAGGCGAACTCATCCTAATTGACGGTGGGTTCTGTCGCTACCACATCCGTAAGGATGGTCAATGCACGATCCATGAACTCATCAGCCAAAAGTTGGGCGCTGGACTGGCGATACTCGATAGACTATCGGCGCTCAATTGTCGCTTTCTCCTGGCAAAATGTCCCGTCGATTTTCCAAGCAATGCATGGTACAAGCGGCGCGGTTTCGTCCGCATAGCGACTGAGACCACATCATCAGGTCGGCAACTGAATGTCTGGAACTACTGGCTATGATCGATCTTATCTACTGCGCAGGTAAGAACAAGCCCTACGCTGAAACAGCGATCACAGCAGGTTTTCGATATGGTGCGCAGCTACCTTGTACGACCTATGGCCCAGTGTGGTTTGCCGATCAGGATTGGAAGAAGCCAAATCGTGAGCGTTATATGGCGGCACTTGCTGAGCACAAACCAGAGATGGCAACGGTGCTAGACCTAGAACATCACAGTCAGTTTGATGTTGTCCTGAGTTGGGCAGAGGAGGCCAGCCAACATTGCAACCGTGTGTTGATCATCCCGAAGTATAGCGGCGCGATTGATTCGCTTCCGCGTCGGATTGGAAGCGCTGATGTGGTGTTGGCCTATTCCGTGCCTACGGCGTTCGGTGGTACATCGGTACCGGTGTGGGAGTTTCGAGGCTGGCCCGTGCATCTGCTTGGTGGATCGCCTCATCGCCAAATGATGCTTACTCATTATATGCATGTGGTGAGTTGTGATGGCAATATGGCAAACAAGATGAGCCATGCGGGGCGCTTTTGGAGTTCAGTGAAAGGGCCGAAAGGGCATTGGCGCAACCTGAGAGAGATTGGCATTGACTTGCCAACTGATAACAACTTGGAAGCATTTCGCTTGTCATGTAAGAACATTATGCAAGCATGGCATGCGCTTCTGAAAACGGAGCAATTATGACAAGAATACTTACAAACGGCGTCTGTACCGCCGTCCAAAGCGAACCGTCTGATCCTGCGCTCGCGCTCTGGCTACTCTTTATCCCTGGCGCGCATCCGTTCTGGCAATCCTACCTGCTCTCGATTGTCCATCTGCGTCCGCTGCCAGGCGGAGATCGTCCAGCCAAGCTTGTCTACCCAGAGGCCGCCTATGAGATGGTTGTTGTTGCGCTCGATCCCGCGCTGCATCCCGAGGTAAACAACCCGAAGACTTGGAGCATGCTATCACCGGTGAATATCGTGCATTAGTTCCACGGCTGTGATGACTCGTCCATTCCAGTGATTGGCGAAGCACTTGCTGAGGCCTGCATTCGTGGCAGGATCTTCGTTGAACCGTCAGGGATTATGGGAGCGCGTGAGCTTAATCACGACAACATTCTGCACATTATTCAAGCGACCATTGCGAAGGGAGCAACGCAGGGATGAGCCTAACACACATCCACATCTGCACTGACGACCCGATGCCGCTGGATCGCCCGACCACGCACCCTGAGCGCTGCCAAGCGCCACGCCTAGGTTACATCGCCGCATCCGTCGATGCCGAGCGCAGAATGAAGCGCGGTGAAACGCAGCACTACTGCGCAACCTGTGAGCGCTACCAGTGGAAGGATAATCAGTGTCCGCAGTTCGTGCGCGATTAAGCCTATGAGCAAGCGGCAGACCAGGCCGCAAGGAAGAGGAGGTAAGGGATGAGCAAACCAATTGTCGTAACCCACACCGTCCAGAATCAGACGATCACTGCCGTCGCCTACCCACTCACAGACGGTGATGGATCACTCGTAATAGGCGATCAGGATGGGACGCTGATCACCCTGAACCTGCGCCGCCTGCCTGCGCTGCTCGCGGCCTTGCAGGAAGTAAGCATCCAAATTAATACAGAGGAGAAACTGTAGTGACTACAAATCTAAAAATGAGTGAGCCGATCTCAGTCACAGACGCAGAAGATCAGCTTTTGCAACTCAAACTGGAATTGAAAGATATTGAGTTGCAGCTATCAAATCGTAATCAAGTGGATGAAAACGGCGAACGACTACAAGCTGAAGCGTATTGGACATGGTACCACAAAGCTCGCTATGCGTTAGTACAAAAACAGAAACGAATCATCTATCTCAATGATTGGATAAAAAAACACGCACATATAGTAGAAGCAACCAGCACAATCGACTTACTGCATGGATGTTATCTCATTCTGCGAGAAACGGAGGAATTAACCGAGGCGCAACTCAAAATATACACACTCACACGGGAACACTTAAAAAAACTGAGGAGGATACCAAGAAAGTGAGTAAGTCGATCAACGTAGAGGAGCGACCCTAATGAACATCACCGGCATTCGATTCAATGTTGGAGAACCAGGAGAAGTTGAAGTGGATGGGTATTGGTATGAACTCCCCCGACGCGATTACACACGACGAGAGATGTTCACCCTGTCCGACCTGGAGCGCATCGTGAACAACCAACGCTGCATCCGCTGTAAACAGCCGCTGAACAACGTGTCTCCTGGCTTCTCGCGGATCGCGTCGGGCTACTTCGTCTGCACGCGCTGCCTACGGAGTGGCGAAGAAATCGCCCGCGCGCGAAGTCTCACGATCCCTGCGCAGGAAACGAAGCCACCCTTTCGCACGGGCGACATCGTCCACCACGGCCCGACGGATGAGACGTGGACGGTCGCGGCGGTGTGGGAAGGCTCGGGCGATATGGCGTGGTGTGGTTGGCCGGATGGCCGCGCACGGATCAGTGATTGCGATCTGGTGACTGCCTGCACCGATGATCGCCACTGGCAACTGGTTGAACAGATTGCCCGTTCGGATGCAGGAAGTCGCACCCGCTACTGCCAGCACCTGCTGGAGCAGCGAAAGGAGCAGCCACAATGAGTTGGACGGCACTCGGCCCGCCCACCCGCTACTGCGATCAGAAGCTTGCCTACACGCGCGCCGAAGCCCGCACCGCAGCCAAGCGACTCGAGGCGCAGACCGGGCACCGCATTGTGCCCTACTACTGCCCGTCCTGCGGCGCGTACCACTGCGGGAGCGCGCACCGTCGTCAAGAGACTCGCGGTGCGCGCCCGAAGCGCTGGGAGCCCGATGAGTAACACGGTGGCCAGTCTGGTGCTGATTCTGTTTCTGCTGCTGGTCGTCGTGCTGATCGCCCGCCGTCAGCAGCGCGACGCGGATATTCTGCGCTGTACGCAGGTCTACGCCGTGGGGCGCGAAGCTTGTACGCTCTTTGTCGATAGTCGCGCGTTGGTTATCCCAATGCAGGAAGGACGCTAATGCTGCTCTATGTGATGACCGCCCGCCTGAAGAAGGCCAAGCAAACCATTGGAGCCGTCGGAGTCCACCCGGACGTACCGACCGCCCAGGCCAGTATGCACGCCAGTGTGCTCGCCTGGCTTACCGAACACCGACCGGACGCCCTGGAGCGCTCACTGGAGATCACCGCTGCGCCCCTGAACGACGACGAGGTCGTAACGATTCTGATGCAGCTCGCGCTCGCCCGTCCCGATCTGTTTGATCGCGCCACCGCCGCGATGGATCTCTCGCTCGAGTCGGAGCGCCCATCGTGAAGCGCGTCGCCCACACGATTGCGCGATTGGCCTTAGCCCGCCTGCGCGGGGCGATCAGCGCCCCACGCGCCGCCCGGATCACCCGTGCCCTGATTACCGAACACCAGGAG